TTCTAAATAATGTATTGCCTTGTCTATGTCTTGTTCTTTCCCTTTCGCTGCATGTCTGCATATATATTTTATAGCTGATCCCTCTGCAAAAGGCAACCTGTTCTTGTTTATAAACTCACTCGGCTGCATAATCATATTTTTATAATGTGATCCTCCGATTTGTTTTTTGTATGCTGTCATATTTTATACTCCTTCTTTTTGTTCTTACATTTTATTAAATATAAATTATCTATAGTTCTTGTAATACCTACGTACCAAACTCTTTGCTCTTCATCATACTTGTCTTTTGATTTTCTCGTTCCTTTTAAAGTGTTCTCTGTTTGATTTAAGTATAGAACTACATTAGTTGCCTCCCCACCTTTTGCTCCATGTATCGTAGATATTTTTATTCTAGGTTGTTTTGAAAGATCTTCTTCATTAACAAGCATAGATTTTACATAATCAATTTGATGAAAGGGCACTTTAACAAAAGCTTCATACCACGGTTTATTAAGTTCTGGTTTTTTATCATCTAATCTTTCTTTAAATCTTTGTTCTAAAATTTCTGGTAGTTTCTCACCTTCTTGCATTTTTTTAAAATTGTTTATGTCCTCATATAAACTTTTACCTATACTATTGCCTTGACTACTTTCAAAAAAATAACCTTTTCTTTTCAAAAATGCAGATATAGGTTTTAATAATGATTTAGTTCTTGTTAATATTAGCCATTGTCCTTTAGTCATGTCTATGTCAGCCAGCTTAAAACGTTGAAATATATTACCAATTTCAGGTTTAGGTAAGTATTGTTTATCTAATCTTGTGTTAACTCTCTCTATAATATCCAATGCTTTTTGTTGTATTGATCTTGGGACTCTTTTTGATTCTGTTAATGGTATTTGTTTTGCCTTCCAATTAATAAATGAATTAACATCAGCTCCTGCCCAACCAAATATTGCTTGGTCATCGTCTCCTGCAATCCATACATCATTACAGTAATTTTCTTCTAATTTTTTTATCATAGACCATTGTATTAAGGATAAATCCTGTGCTTCATCTACAAATATAACTTCAAATTGCGGTGCTGTTCCTTTTGATCCTAACCATTTATCCAACATATCTGTGTAATCAATTAAACCATAAATAGTTTTGTAGTTGTTTATTTCTTTGTCTATTGCCTCTAATTTATCTCTTTGAATTTTACCAAGATGTTCGTTCAAATTATATTGATCTAATACACTAATTTGTTTCACTCTTGCTAAACTTATTAAACCTAAATACTCACTGTCTGATGTAAATATTCCATTCCATTCATTTTTTTCATAAGCCGCATATTTTATTTGAACACCACATGTCTCACCTATTTTTTTATAATTACCTTCTTGCATAACATTCTCTTCTTTTAAACCTAATCTAGTAAATGCTAATGAGTGTAACGTTTGAAAATATCTTATATCTTTTTTATCTAACGTAGGGTTTGTTTTTAAAAATCTATCTCTTGCTTCGTTTGCAGCTTTACGTGTAAAAGAAAAATAACCTATCTTATCTAATGGTACGCCTTTGTTAACGTAGTTTGCTACTTCATTTAAAAGTGTATATGTCTTGCCGGTTCCTGGCGGTCCTATAACTTTATATCTCATTAATAATTAGACTTCTCTCTATCTGTTAATTTGTGTTCTATTCTTTTGTAATGCAGCTGTGATACCCTACATACTTTTAATGTTTTGCCATCTATATTTAATGAATGTCCAAATTCTACAGAACATTTTTCTTTTAGTTTCTGTGCAATTCTCTCTTCTGGAATTTTCCAATTAGTCCCTAGATGCTCGATAAAAGATTCAAACCTAAAAAAATGATATGTTTCTTCTGTAAGACATGCACCACTATTAATTTGACTTCTTTTCATAGCTTGTGGACCATTAACACAATATTGATATAGTTCTTCTTTTAATCTATCTGCTATCTGTGTTCCTGCAGGCGGTGTAATTTCTTGGCAATTGTTTCTTAGTAAAGTTAATTTAGATCTCCAATCTTTTGGTTTTAATGGCTCAAAATATATTCCTGTCTGTTCCCACACAAAATTTAAAACATCTTTTTGATTAGTCATAAGTTTAGTATTAGGCACTGTAACCTCAACATTGTCATCATTAGGCATTACAATATTAAATCTGTATTCTGGATCTGAGTATTTTATAATTGCAAAATCTTTTATGTCTGGAAATGTAGTAACACCGTCTGATTTTATACCAAATGGTTTGGAATAACATAACGTACGCATACATTTAGATTGTATAGGTTCTTCATAACAAGTATGACCTGCTGTGTCTTTTTTCCATGCAGCTATTTTACTGTCTAGTTTTGATTTATCCCAAGGGTCCTCTAAATAATTATAATTTGCTTTTGCTACTTGATCTGGCCATTTGTCTTTGTATTTCTTTTTTGCAAAAACCATGTAGTTATACATAAAACGATCTCTACCATCGCTTAATTTTTTTTTAGAACACAAAGCCAGACAAGGTGGTCCATCTTCAAACTCTTCATTAGTTCCTAGTAGGATATCTTTGTATGTACTAGCAACTAGTTCACTTAATTTTGTTTTATCTATTTTTGATTCATTAGCTAATTGTATAAACTGCTCTAATGATAGTTTAGAATTATTCTTATCTACAGCATATCTAGTAGAATTACCATTATTATAATATGGTAGATTAATAAAATTACCTGGTTTAATATCTCCTTTATCATCTTCCTTTAATTCTTTCTGTTTTGGAAAAACTTCTGTAGTAGAAGATAAACCTAGAGGAAGTAAAAAAGATTTAAATGCCTCTATTAAATCTATTGTAGGTATGGGTTCTTTTAAGAATAAATAACAATGCAAACCTCCACTCTTAGAAAGGATAGGTATTAAAGGTAGCTTATACTGTTCAAATAATGCTAAATATTCTTCTACTTTAAATTCACCATAGTCTGGTGGATCTATATCTATGCAACCAAATTGCACTGTTTTATTTAATCTACAGGGTTGTATACCAATAGAAATTTTACCTTCTAAATGATTCTTATAATCAATAGAAGATACAGGCCTTCCTGCCCATTCGTAATTAGGTTTTATTTTATTTTTGCTAGTATCTAAAGAAGTTTTGGACATGTCGGCAATACCAAAATCACCTTCATAACCAGTAAATAATTTAATAAATTCATTAACCATATTGATCCCTTATTACGGGCGGCTTCAGTCTCCCTATCACCGCCCATATTTCTCTTACGAGAAACTAGTAATTTGATTTATTTTCCTCTGAAACTGTGGCAGATTTTTGCTGCGAGTTTTTTAAAGAATTGTGAAAATCACGGGCCATTTGGTAAAGACCAGCATCATCAACTTTTTTTAACATGTCTATGTTATAACCATGCCAATTAAAATTGCTTCCTGCATTTTCAACAGATTTTAGTTTGTATACTCTTGAAAACATAGGTGCCGGTACAGACTTGCCAGTTTTAGGATCTATCTCAAATTGATCTTCCATTTGAGAGTTCCATCCTCTACTGACTTTTAACTGAGTAGACTTCATAGTCATTAAAGCTTTTTCAGGTCTGTCTCCGTTAATGATAACAAAATGATTTGCTGTTTTGATAATCTCGTTACCATTTTTTAGCACATCCTTATTGTTATTTTGATTTTGAGTTGTTTCTGCCATAACTCCTGGACCCCTATCATTACTGATTGGTCTACCTTCGCTTCTTTCAAAAGGTGCCCATTCAGGGTAAGTCATTTTGTAGAACACAGGAATAACTTCTATTCCCTTCTCTCCATTATACAGTTTTTTTGTCACTGTATTGTAAAACATACCGGCTTCTGCGCCTTCTACATATTTAGCATGTTTCTTTTTTTGTTCATCTGAACCACTTTGTAGTAATTTCAGAAAAGGTAACGCAAGATCACCTTTGTCAATGTTTTCAAGACCCATTCCTGAGTCTGCAACAAAGTCCAAAGTTGCTAATGCACCGCCTTGTTTGTTTGCCACGTCTCTTGTTTCTTCGCTCATGTTATTTGCTCCTTGTTATTTTTGTTTTGTTTCCCTTAAACAGGTTAAAATGTTCAGATGGAAGTTCTTCGTTTTTCTCAGAACGTTCTCTAAACAATGCTTTGAGGGTCATAGGTTCGACTTTCAACTTTTGAGTTGGTTCGAACCCATTCCCTTTTGCAAGGTCTGCATATTCGCTCGCCTTGTTATCTTCGCCACGACCAAAGGAAACTGTGATCTCATTTTTAATAAGATCACCTAAGTCATGTTCTCGAAGCCAGTTGTATGCGCCTTCCTTCTTATCGATAGGTATAGTAGCGCTATAAATTTCTTTTACTTCTATTGCAGATCCATCAGCTAATTTCATAGTCTTCATTTTTAATGAATCCATAATTTCTGGAATTGCCAATTGTGATATTTGGTCTGCGTTCTGTTTTTTTAATTTAAGACGTTCTTCATCTTCTTTTATTTCGTCTTCTAACTTTTGTAGTTTAATAACTAATTCGGATAAACTTTCTACACCGGTTAAATTATTTACGTCTTGAGGCGCATCCTCAATAAACATATCTTGTAACTTTTCATTACTCATTTATTTCTCCCTTTTCATTGAAATTTATTGGCACAGGGTAATATGTTTTTTCCTGTCTGTCCCACTTTAATAAATTTATTTTTCCACCCGTATAATAATGTACGATCGGACCTACAAGAAAAATTATAGATGGATCTCCAGTTAATAATAAGTAATCATTAGGTTTTATATTTCTTAATAACTTTCTTAATTCGAAAAGAACAGGACCTGCACTTAATACAATTTGCGAATGTTCTTTAAGTAAAACTTTTAATTTACCATATTTAAGAGCACCCATAATATTAAATTTTGGTCTGCCAACACTTGTTCCAGGAATTTCCTGTAACAAATAAACTGTAGGTTCTTTTTCTTTTTTTATTTCTGTGTATTCCGTCATAACTTTCTTGCTTGACTTTTATTCTATTTCATATAGCTTGTCAATTAGAAAGAATAAATTTAATTATGGATTACAAGTTTAAAACTAAACCCTATAAGCATCAAATAACTGCTTTAGAAAAATCTTGGAATAAAGAAACTTATGCTCTTTTTATGGAGATGGGTACTGGTAAATCAAAAGTGTTGATAGATAATATATCCATGCTTTATGACAGAGGTAAAATTAATGGTGCCTTAATTATTGCACCAAAAGGTGTATATAAAAATTGGCAAGACTCTGAAATACCTACACACATGGTAGATCACATACAAAAAAAGTCAATTTTGTGGCAAGCTAATATTAACAAAACACAAGAAGCAAAACTAAAAACATTATTTAAACCAGAGATGGATTTACATATTTTAATTATGAATGTTGAAGCATTTTCAACAAAAAAAGGCCTTGATTTTGCCTTAAAGTTTTTAAGCTGCCATGAAACATTAATAGCTATAGATGAGTCTACATCTATAAAAAATCCTTCTGCAAAAAGAACTAAAAATATATTAAAATTGTCAATACAATGTAAATATAGAAGAATATTAACAGGATCTCCAGTTACTAAGTCACCTCTTGATTTATTTACTCAATGTTATTTTTTAGATCCATTTTTACTTGATTTTACTTCGTATTACGCATTTCGTAATAGATATGCAGAGATGAAAACTGCACATTTTGGCGGCCGTTCTGTGCAAATAGTAAAAGGGTATAAAAACTTACCAGAGCTATCAAACACATTAACTAATTTTTCTTATCGTGTGTTAAAAGATGATTGTTTAGATTTACCACCTAAAACATTTATGAAAAGGATTATACAACTTACACCAGAACAAGACAAAGTTTACAAACAAATGAAAAAACTAGCTCTTGCTGAAATGAATGGAAAATTAGTTACTACAACAACTGCTATTGTACAACTTATGAGAATGCAGCAAATTACTTGTGGTCATTTTAAATCAGACGACGGTGTTGTGCAACAAATTAAAAACAATCGTATAACAGAGTTAGCAAATGTTGTGGAAGAGATACAAGGTAAGGTTGTAATATGGGCACATTGGAGGAACGATATAGCAACAATAGTGAAACATCTAAAAGACGAGTACGGGGATAACTCTGTTGTAACTTATTTTGGTGATACGTCTACAGAAGATAGACAAAAAGCTATAAAAAATATGCAAGATCCAAATAGCAGTGTAAGATTTTTAGTTGGCACACCGCAAACAGGAGGGTATGGAATTACTCTTACAGGTGCTTCTACCATGATTTATTATTCTAATGGCTATGATCTTGAGAAAAGAATGCAATCAGAAGCTAGGATAGATAGAATAGGTCAGAAAAACCCTATGACATACATAGATATAATATGTGAAAAAACTGTAGATGAGAAAATAGTTAAAGCTTTACGAAGAAAAGTAAATATTGCTTCACAAGTAATGAATGAAGAACTAAAAGATTGGATATAATCCATTAAAACGTAGGACTAACGTATGACCGCTACAGTTTTTCAATTAGCACCAATATGACACCGGCCATACCACTCATAACAGCACCCATAGACACTAATAGTATTCTCTCTACTCTAGTAATTTGACTCTCTAGTTGATGCATCTTGTCATGAGTTTGCTTCTGCATGATTCTGCAAAGTTTTTCGTGTGACTCTATTTTTTGTAATGCATTATCTTTAGCCATTATACTTTACCTCTACTTTTAAGTTTCATTGTCTTTTCTTCGTTAGTTAAATAAGCATTTTCACTAGCTGTTAACCCTGTTGGCGATACATTAGTATTAGATACAACTTTTGTTGGATCAACGTCAGGAGTTTGTAACTGTGGTGTTGGTGCTTTACTAAATGGACTTCCTGGCACAACTAAGTTTTTAATTTTAGGTACAACTTTATCTAAGAAAGATGGTTCACTTTTAATGTTGCCTCTCTCATTATATATCATATTGCCTCTTGCATCTCGTTGAGCGTTTGCTTTTGCAGGTTCATAGCCATCAGGAAAAAATTTTTTTCTACTGTATTTACGAATGACTTTATCTAATTCTCTTT